TCCAACATGGAAAACAACCTGCACCGTCACCGTAACCATCTTACCAACAATCTACACACAGTAGAGCGACCGATGAGCGCAGTTGATTCGCTGAAGGACGACCGATGAGCGCAAATACCTTTTCCGTCGTCACCAACATTGTGCTTATCTGCTGTCTTCTCCTGGACATCTACCTGGTGCTCAGGATGGAGAAAAACCTTGCTGCAGCAGAAGCCGCACGAGAAGAGGCGTTGCGTCGCCACAGCGCAGAAATTCACGAGCTCCGTGCGCAGATGGCAGACGACCACGCAGCACACATCCAATCCCGCATGAAGGAACTCACAGGTGCCCCATGATCGCATTCGTAACTGCCCTTGAAAGCTCCCTGAGCCGACTGCTCAAGTTGCTAGCACACAAGACCAATACAGACCCAAAGCTGCTGCGCATCTCCATTGAGATGGTGTCTGTTGGGAACAAGTGGGCGCTGTTTGTTCGGCGCGCAGGGCTGTCAGACATCGTTCTCGAAACCCAAGGTGCAGACTTGGTGAGCCTGGTAGGGAACACACTGATCCAGGTAGAACGCGAGCTGGCAGAACGCCGCGGTTATTGCTTGGCTGAGATCGAGGCAATCGACGCCTTGCTGCGGGCAGACTCCGGTGCCTGACATTCCCGAAAAGTATTTTCGCGCCTCTGATGTGAAGCTGCCGGCCTCTGAAGAAGAGGGGGTGGCCGCGCTCAGGGTAGTCAAGAGCGCCCTTGCCAACGTGCAGTCGCAGATCGACTGCGACAAAGCCAACAACAGGGAGCCGCGCCATGGTGCGCAAGTCGCGCTGCAGCGTTGGAAGGAGCGAGAAGATGAGATCCTGTATGCCCTGATGCTGCTGCGTCGCGGTGAGTCCCCGCTTGCCAAACAGCTCGCCGCAGTGCATGCCCAGCTGCGTACCGTTGAGCTGCGGGTGGGGCAGCTGCAGGTCGAGAACGACCGCCTCAACCAGGCGAACAAGAGCTGTAACTCTCGCCTGCAAGAAGAGTTCAAGAAGGGCAAAGAATCTCGAGACCCTGAAGTCCTCAGCCTTCGTGAGCAGCGTGACGCCCTGTCCAAGGCCAGACAGGAAGAAAAGCGAATGCGCTTGGAAGACAAAGACTTCTGGCAGAAGAAGTTTGCCGAGCTGCGCGCGCAGCTTCCACAGCGCTGATTCCCCAAACAGGGAGGCCTCTGGGGCGTCCCCCAGAGGCCTTTATCCCGCCATCTTCTCGACCGAGCGTGAGCATGATCGCCGGGACGGGGCCGTCAGCCGCATCGCCCTGGTGGCCTGCGCATCCTAGCGGCGCACACACTCCGTGTCAAGCTTGCCTGCGGTAGCCTGCCCGACCACGCCGTCAGCAACCAGCCCTACGCGCGTCTGAAACGCCTGGATGTGGCCAGGGTTCGGGCCTTCCATCCGACGCAGGCGCTGCGCCGCACCAACTCCTACAACCCCCAAGCTGTCCGCGCGCGACATCATCGCCCAGTAAGCAACGCGCGGGGCCATGTTGCTGAGCGCGCAGATCGCTGCGGCGTTGTGGTGGTGCATCTGGCCATAGGGAATCCAGCGGTCGCCCCCAGGAAGGAAATGGTCGGGCACAGCGCCATCCAGGCGCCGCGCATTCTTGTCTGCGGCTGAGACGCGCGCGATCACCGCCCGATGATTGGAAATTCGATCGGGGAACTTCGGGTCGTGCGTGTAGTGCTGCGGCATGTGGTAGTCGACGCCCTTCTCCGGGTCGAAGATGAACCGCCAAGGCAGCCCATGCGACCCCAGGTGGTCGAAGCTCGTCCAGGCCACCGCGATGCCAGGGGCAGCCTTCCGAAACTCAGCAATGCACTCCTGCGCACGCTTGCCCAGGGCCGGACGGCCTGCAGCATCAGACTTCCAACGAGCTTCCCCGTTGAACACGAACAGCTCAGCGCCAACCTTCTTGGCTTCACGCGCAGCAGACCGCACAGCAGCCAGGTGGTCGGTCGACGTGACGAGCGGATCAGCAGGCAGCCCCACCCAGATGCGCGCCTGAGGCACGATCGATCGCACCAGCGCCACAGCCTCGGCAAAGTTGGCCTTGGGCGTAGTGTGCAGCTGAACAACATCGGGGTTGATGCTGGCCATCGAAGCCTGCGACTTCTCGATCGCCTTGAAAATGCCGCCGCTATCCCAGAGCGTAACGGCCAAACCAGGAGCTACAGTGATCACTTGCTCTTCTTCTTGTTTTTCGCAGCCATCAAACGCCGCGCCCAGTTGATACCAGTTTTCCCGCCCCAAAGCAAAATCGCAATCCGCTGTGCAGACGGGGGCTTGTAGCCCTCGCTCATCGCGTCACGAGCTCCCCGCGCACACACTCCGGGGCGTTCTTGTGGACCCACTCGACGGCCCACTTCGCCGTCGACACAGGCGGGCAAATGCCGTTCTGCATCGATTCGACAGCACCCTTCACAAGCCCACCGGCCAGCGCAAGCGACCCCCGGCTCATGTGGTAAGTCGGGCCTCCCAGTGCCTGCAGCACAGAGTGCACATCTACAAGCTGACCAGTCAGCGTAAACCCTATGGCCAAGTCTGCCACGTACGCTTCAGCTTCTCGCTGCGCGCGAACCTCGCTAGATACTACGTAGTCCCAGGCATTTCGAGTGTGCCCGTTGCGGTCCGACTGATGATCGTGCGTGCCCTCATGGGTGATCGTCTTTGCGTAAATGATGGGGCTCGACATGGCGTACTCAGACACCAAGACGAGCGACCCATCGTTGTGCTCAAGCGGAAGGCACACAGACACGCGTGACAGATCAGGCAGGATCGATCCAACAACCAAGAGCCCTGCCTGCGTTGCAGCAAACCGCGCACCCGCAATCACAGCCTTGCGGATGGGGTTGTCTGGCAGGATGATGTGAAGGTTTCGCTCGATGGCCAGATCGTTGGCAAACCGATGCGCGTGCTCCCAGGTCCATTCCATCACTGCACCCCCGCGTCAGCGCGCCGACAGTGCGCGGTAATCCCGTGAACGCACACAGCCCCAACCTCACGGCAGCTGATGTCCCCGATCGGAGTCCACCTCGAGCTGCCAGAGCAGACCTGAGGCTGATCCCCAGCACACCGCTGTGCCCCAGGAGTGCAGTCAGACTGTTCTGGTAGTCTCGGGCAAGCAGCCAGGCCCACAGCCCCAGCAAGAGCTGCAGCTACCATCAGAGCGATGCCGGCGCCCCCAGCACTTGCTGGCTCCTTGGATGTCTCCGTCCCAGGCTTGACTTCCTCCGCAGGGGGCTGCGGGGTGCGGTACGGGCTCAGCATCTGCTGGGCAGAACGCTGCGGCGGAAACACAGCGCGCAGCAAGTCGGGCAAAAGCGCAGCAAGGCGCTCCACCCAGACATCCCCACGCTCAGCCAGCCCAGGGTAGTTTTTCTGCAAGCGCGCCCGCAAAAGTGCCCAGCCGCCACGCAGCACCGCCAGACCCACGGCCAGCAGTACGGGAAGCAGCAGGCCGTTGTTGTTTGCCCAATGCAGCACGAACATGATCGTTTCCATGATGGCCCTACTTGTAAATGGTCACTGCTTGGATTCAGGGGCTGGTGGGGGGATAGATTCCCGCGCCATTTTGCGTGCAGCGCGCTCGCCGTAGGCCCGCAGGATCGGGCGCAGCACCTCCAGGAGTGCGGCGCCTGCGAGGGTGACGAGGGCGCCGAGGACGCCCGCGGGGATGTGGTGCAGCACGGTGTCCGCCGCGGTGGAGATGCCGCCGCCGACGCCCATCAGGGCGAGGAGGCGCGCGAGCACGGGGCCGCCGTCGTGGTCGGGCGGGGTCACGTCACACGCTCCACGACCGCGCCCGCAGGGATCGACCCCGCGTCCGTGGTGCTCGCGCGCGCACCACCGCTCGTGCGGTAGTAGTAGGTGGTGGACGCCGCAGCGGGAGCGCCGTCGAGCGCTGTCGGATGGCGGCGCCACCGTTTGCCAACTGCGAGCGTCGGGGCTGCGCCGCTGTCGAGGGTCGTGGTGGCCACGGCGTCACCTCACAGCGCCGGGGGCGTGGAGCCCCACGGGAGCCACAGGTCGCCGACGCGCACCCAGTACCGCGACCCCTGCTCCAGGTGCGTCCCGTGGGGTGACGTGGTGGTGTTGGTCATGCACCACCGCGCGTCGCGCACATACCCGCGCGGGCCGTGGTACGTCGGCCCAGAGGCCCACGCGCCGCACAAGATCTCCGCAGGCAGCTCCTCGCCGGACGCTGCGCCGAGCTGACTGACGGCGCTGTACCAGTATACGCCTGCGTCCGTGACGCAGAGGAGGAGTGGAGAGCAGGCACGCCACACCCCTCCCACAAACCCCTTCGTGCCGACGGTGCGGTCGGAGAGCCGCACCGCTGTCGCCACCGACGTGCCGTCGTAGCTCGCCCACGACACGTACGGCTCGGCGTCCGACACCGGGTAGCTGCCCGATCGCATCGGCCACAGGCCGACCAGCGTCCGCGCAGCCCCGCCGCCCGTAGGGATCGCGCCCGCCCAGAAATGCCACGGCGCGGCGTCCTCGGCGCAGACGAGCCAGCGGTAGGAGCCGTCCGTGGGCAGGAGCTGCGCCGCCGAGATGAGGTTCTGCTGGTCGGCCGCCGTTGGGGCCGTGGTGGCACTCGGCGGGGGGGAGCCGACGACGAAGCCCGCCGCGCTATACCGCACGGTCCATGTCGTGGAAGAGGCGCCGCGGACGAAGAGCAGCTCGCGCGTCGCGCCGCCGCCCATCCGCAGCCGCATCCACGCGCCAGACGCGTCGAGGCTGCCCGCGCCGCTGTCGGCGGTGATCGCGTCGCCCGCGGCCGCGTACGCGCTGCGACCGTCGCCCGAGGCGGCGACAGTCCATCCTGCGGCGACGAGCCGGTCCTTGAGTCGCCGCATCGCGGCGTCGCCCGTGGCGGGCGTGGTGAGGTCGTCGATGTAGGCCATATGTCAGCTCCCTGCGGTCAGTGAAACACTTGAAAAAAGGGCGTAGTCGCTACCGGCCCCACCCGACTTGCGGACACGCAGCTCGTACAGGCGCGCCGTCCCTGGCACAGCGACCGCGGCGGTCTTGCGGGNNCGCGAGCCCCGTGGGGTCCACGCGGCCGTAGCCTGCGACGGTGTCGGCGGAGATCGCGGTGGTGACGACACCCGCGAGAAGCGGAATGGGCCCCGCGTGGACGTGATCCGCGCGGCTCGCCTCGGTCGACACGCCTGCGGTCGCCGTGCCGAGGGGCTGCGGGGTGGCGCTCGACACCGCGGGAATCGTCGGCAGCGCATGGACGTGATCCGCGCGCGACGCCTCGGTCGACACGCCTGCGGATGCGACGCCGAGGGCGGCGGGGGTTGCGTCGGAGAGGGTGGGGCCACCGACGCCGCCACCACCAGAAATAGGTCCGCCCATGGTCACACCCTCTTTGTGAAGACCACGCGGCACTCAACAGCAGCTCCGACAGTGATGCGCCGTAGCCACACCTTGTTGCCGCTGCACTCGAACGTGTAGCCTGCCTGAACGCTCCCAGGCGTCAACGTCGCGGCCACTGTCTGGCCGTTGTTGAACGACACCTGCACCTCATCTGCAGGCACTGCGCTCATGTTGGCCACAGAAACCTGATCGGAAGCAAACTTCACCTCCGCAAGGTGCGCAGTTGCCCACGTATTGTTGCTGACAGAAACCACGACCTGCTCTGCTGCCATGCGCGCCGCCTTTCTTTCTGTGTACCTTACCGCGTCATCTGCACGGCGACTACTAGATCAGTGGGAGACACAGTGCCTGCGCCCGTTTTCACTTCAAGCGCGATCTGATCTCCCACACCTACAGCGATAGGGGGAGCAAATGCCGCAGTCAGATAGGTGTTTCCTGCTGTAAACGACAGCGTTGCAAGGGTAACAAACCCATTGATCATCAACGCTAATTCCACAGGGTCGCCACCACCGGCCACCCGCGCCGTAGCGACCATCTTGGTCACGCTGCCAGCGTGCGGTGACACCTGGTCGATGCGCGTAGCTGCTGCAGTGCCGCGAGACCAGCACGGATCAAGGTATACCGTCGACCCAGCCGGCACATCTGTGTTGCCCCAGCGAAACGTCTCGCCGATCTTGTCAACGTACTTCTTGTGCGCAGCATCAGTGCCAGCAACAGGCGTTGCAATGTTGCGGATCAGTTGTCCGCTTTGTGACCGCAGCGAACCTGTCGTGTGATCGATGATCCACGCCAGGTTGCTATTCGCGTCTGGGTACATGACTAAGGGATTTCCAGCCTCAGCCATCATCGTCAAAGGGTTGCCTACAGGGCCGATCAAGTACCCGTTTTCCCCCAACCTGACAGACCCCAAACCCGTCAGCTCAACAGCATCACTAGCCCCATTGCTGGGAGTAAAACGCGCAACAACATGCGCGTTTGTTGATGCTGCCGGAGCAATAAACTCCAAGCCAGTGTTGGGGATAGCTTGGATCGGAACAGCGTTTGGAAATTCTGTGGTTGCAGTTGTGTCGTCAACCAGCACAGCCTCAGGGCGCACACTAACGCGCCAAGCCGTGCTGTCCGCATACATCAAGTAGTTGACGCCATCTGTCCACACAACAGTGCCGATGCGGCGCGTGTACGTACCGGGCGTCAGAGACACCTGAGCCGAGTCGTTCACAAACACAGAGTCTCCTACAGAAGGAGCACCAGTCAGGGGGCCAAACAAGCCCACCGCACGCATCTTGCCAAGATCCCAAGCACCCACCACCGTGTTCCCGTCAGGCTGCCCCTCGACGATGAGCAACGGCATCTGCATGTGCGTCAGGTTGCTCGCTTTGGCGAGCGCAAACCCCGGCACAGTTTCTTCTTCAGGAAGACCTGTACGGATCGTGGTGGTCTGGTTGCAGTACACGACTTGCCCACGAGACGCGCCAGAGACAATGGGGTGCACGACCTGCCCGCTGTCTGCAGCAAGCCGATCAAGGCGCTTGAGCCATCGGTTGACCGCCTCTGCCCAACCGCGCATCGTGTTGGCTTGCGTGGTCTCTGTAGCGCCAGGAATGCGGTCTTCAGTCAGAACCTGGCTGACTGCTGCGATCACCGTGTTCGTGCGCTCATCTGCACGCGCAGCGTTGACCGTGAGCCGAATGACGTACGTGCCCTCTACGTCGGCCACAAACGATGTGGTCTGCACAGCAGGATTGGCAAAAGCCGCTGCAGAGTTCTCAGGGCGATCAAGCCACTCCCAGAGGTACGACACCTCGCCGCCGTTGTTGACGTTGGTGACAGCCACCGTAGCGCCCAGGGCCAGCGCAACGCCGTTCGGCGGGTTGCTGCCCGTGACGCCATCGATCTGAATAAGTGCCTGTGTCACGAGTCCACCATGGCCTTGATGTGAATGTCGAACTCAGCGTAAGTGCCCCACGCAGCACCAGATCGTGTCACGGCCGCAAACTGTCCGTCCAAAGACGGCTGATTCCTTCCAGCAAAGCTGGTATTAGGGAACACCGTGTACCCAGCCGTTGTTCCGTTCAGAATGTCAAACGCAGCTGGGCTCAGCGGGTTGTTCCCGGTGGGGCTTCCCACAATGGGGTGGCCCCCGACCAAAAATCCCTCACCGCTGTACGACATACCAGAAACGGTGAATCCGCTAATGTTGGGGTGCAGCACATGCACATACAAAAGCTGAGAGATACCAACACTGCCAAATACAGCAATGGCTGAGGAGAGCGCGACTCGAAATCCAGGAGTAGCGCTTCCCCACCGAATCTGCAGCGGCCGCACAGTAGAATCCGAACTCCACCGAACGCGTGCACTCATCTCCAGAATGTTCCCAGGAGCGCACAGGCGCCGATAATCCGCGATGTCGATCTGGCGAATCACCGTAACTGCTGCGCCCACGTACACTTCTGCAATCTTGACATACCCAGCTGTAACTGACGGCGCTGCCGGAGATCCCGCAGGGGTTCCTGTCTTGTAGTTGATGGCAGCGCTGCCGTTGATGCTTGTGCGACCAAGAACATCGTACGTCAGCGTCTTGTTGAGCAGCGTAGGGTTGAAAACCTCCAGCGCGGGATCAAATACGTCACGTGTCAGTGGGTTTTCCAAACGCCGATCAAGCTTGACCTCAATGATGTCGATACGGGGGTTGGTCGCATCAGCAGCAGGAACCGCCAAGGTCTGGGTTGTGCTGAGGTAGATGGGATACACATCGTCAGCATCATTGATCTGAGAAATGCCCCCGATGTTGTTGGCGGTAGCTGTGGGATCGTACAACCAGCCCCACCCACCTAGCAGCGTCACAGTCATGCCTGTTGCTGCAGAATACGGGAAAAAGGCACTCCCCACAAACATGGACCTTGCTGCAGGCAGAGGATCTCCGACACCAGCGCGCCCAGCCACGTCAATCCAGCTCACAGCCTTGATCGTTCGATACACCTCCGACTGTAGCTGGTTTTGATCAGAGCTGAGCGGTCGCTCCAGCGGGTTGAACACTGTGCGGTCAAACACTTTACCAGACATGTTTCACTGTCCCTTCAGCTCGATGGCAGCAGGAACCCCCGCCGCTCGCAACTCGTTGAGTTTCTTCCAGATGCCTGCGTATACACCATCTTTGGCGTAATCTCGCCCGTCATAGCACCCGTCCAGCACATTTCCGCTGACGATAGGCACCATGTTACTCTCCATGTCGTAAGCGAGCAACGCCCTGCGCCCACGCGACACGTTTGATTGTGCATCAGCAGCGTTCATAGCCGTATCGTCGTAGGCTCCGCCGCGCTCCTTGATGCACTGAAGATTAGACAGTACGACGATGAACCCCTTGAGGTGGTTCACATCATCCAGCAGCCGATTGCGAAACGGAAATCCAGGCCTGGGATCGTCGTACACAAACGTACGATCAGCACGGCGACCATCGTAAAACAGCTGCAGCGCGGGATCGCGCGTTTCAATGTACGTGAACGTGCCGCCCCATGCTGCCATGGCGGCCTGCACCATACGCATGACCGCTGCAGGGCTTACCGTATCAGGCAAAGTGCGCAATCGGTAGCGGTATTGATCGTCAGTTTCGAGCAAACCGCGTGGAATACCAAGCTCGGTGCCCAGCAGCCCCAGCCAGTCAAAAATCCCGCCAGTAGTGTCGGAAATCTGCCGCACCTGTACAGTTGGATCCCCAAACTGCGGATCCTGTACGAGCGTTCGGATGTGGCTGATAGCTCCAGGGATGGTGTCTCCAGAAGGAAGCACGCGCACCCCAGGCACGTTCCACTGCTCGCTCTTGATGAGCGCGAGCACGCGCGTAGTCACAGGGCCCAAAGCTGCCCCGCTAAATACCGCGTCATCCAATGTCACAAAACGCCGATCGTCGCCTGTTGCTACAACAGAGCCGGCCTTTACCGTGACAGTGCCAGCGCCCCCAGACACACGGAAAAACTCAACCGTCCCAGTTGCAAACTGACCAACAGGGGCAAATTGCGCAAGCGTGCCGATCTGAAAGGCACGCACAGCATCGCTTACCCGCGACAGCGAGAGCGCGCCTGCCTGGAACAGCTCGTATCCGCCATCCGGTACAGCTTTGATCGGCTCGATGTAGTCAGGATCGAGTGTGCCCTCGATAACCGACAGCAGGTCTGTTTGCGAGAGCGTGTTTGCCCCAGGGTAAGCGGCACTGGCACTTCCCACCGTGAACACCGGCAAACTCGGCGTGCTGGAAGGAGGGACAGTGGCAGACAGGAGATATGTAGCACCAGCAATCGTCTGCTCCGCACTGGTGTTGATAGCCAAGACGGACAGAGTAGGGCTATCAGGCCAAGCAACACCGCGGCGCAGAGTATAGCGAAATCCACCGGGGATGCTGGATCGAGAGCTAACCCCTGCATAGGGAGTGGTGAAGTTGGACCCATCCCAAATCACCTCCGTGGTGGGGACACCTGGCAGCAGAGCAGAAAGCACTTCGATCTGCAGTGCCGGAGAGCTGGTTACGTCGACAACGATCGCCAACGTCGGCGCAATCACACCGCTTGCAGGAGCAAAAGTGACGACAGGTACCGCCATTACAGCACCTTGACCATAGCAAGGTTGGTCCGCAGCACCTGGCCGCCACCAACAGCGGTTGTACCTCGGGGGGAAAGAATCTCCTGCCCCGTGTACGCCAACCCAGGCACCAGCTGCAGCGCGCCGTACATGCCCGCCATCGTCACGGACTCCCCAGGCCTGCGGGTGTTGATGTGCTGAATGACCGCAGCCCTTGCTGCCGTGTCTACAGCGTCTGTGTCGTAGCCAGCCAGATACGACAGCGACATCTGCACCGACATCAGCTGCACCTGCGCTACCGTAATGCTCAGCGTGATGCCCGCCGCGCGGTACTCAGCCAGGAACTGCTGCAGCTGGTTGACCATAGCATCAGATTGCAGCTGGTAGCTACCAGGCGCCCCGCTCTGAGCAAACAGATCGGTGTATCCGTCTGCGATTACGACAGCCACAGGACCAACAGGGCGTCCCAGTAGATCGTAGTGCTCAAACACGTTGCAAGTGCGCACCCCAGGGAACGACAACACTGCGGCTCGGATAGCTTCAGCCGTACCTCGACGAGCGTTGACAAAGAAACTGCGCGCGCGGGCAATGAGTTCTTCATCAGTCTCGCTATCCTCTCCACCGAATGTTGCTGCCGGATTGATCACTTCCAGATCAGCAGGAGCACCCACAATCTGCGTGATGACCGATGTGATGGCGCCTGCCACCGCGCGCTGCCCAGAGCCGGCCTCCAAGCTGCGCACAGTGACACGTACAGGGCCAGTGCTGCCCGCAGGGAACGTCTCCGATCCCACAGACACAAACTGCAACCCGTCTGCAGCGCTCAGAAGGGTGCCGTCAGGGATCGTGAAAGACGCGCCCGCTGCAGCCGTGGTCGTAAAGTGCACGTACGTGTACGAAGGCGACGATGGCTTGCGCAGCAACCCGTAGCGATCGTAAACAAGCACCTCGAGCTCGCTGCCGCGCGCAGTCGCCAAGAGCCTGGACTTGGCAACCCTGGCCAGCTGACCCGTCACCTCGTCTGCGCCAGCAGCAATCGCACCCACAACAATGTTGAGGTCGCTACCAGTGCGATCGACTTCTGCGAGCGATAGCTTCTGGTTACGCGCCAGGAGCTCGTTGCGCGAGACCGCGAACAGGTCGTTGAACGTAGGGAGATCCATCAGGCTCGCGCCTCCACAGTGACAGGGACTTGAGCCCCCAGAACAGATTTTACGCGCGCAGTGATCGTGATCACGCCCTGTTGATACACCAAGCTGACAACAGCCTCAGTCGTATCAGGCTCCTTCAGGAGCTCACGCTCCAAAGACGCTTTCAGCTGCGGCAGCGACGAAGGGTTGAACAGTCCACCAATCCGCAGATCCGCGCCAAAATCCTCTGGGGCAATCGAAAAGTACGACCCAGGCATCGTCAGCAGTCGGCGAATGACCATCTTGCGCACGAGCGATGTGCCGCTGTCTCGCGCGTACGTACCGCCAGAGTTGACCTTGAGCGCGCCACCAACAGTGCTGCCCCCAGTGGGGTTGTTGGCGAAGTCGTAGCGGTGCAGCGGATTTACTGCGCGGTCGCCCTCGACAACCACACCAAGAAATGTGGCGGACCTGGGTGCAGTAATGAACAGGCCGCTGGTCATTCGCAAGAGCGGGGCCCCCGCTTCATGCACAGTCAACCAGTTGCGCAGAGGCTCGAGCGTGCGCAGCTCAAACTCAGAGACTGAGACCTTACGCACAGCCATGACGGTGTGCGTAAATGACAGATCGGCGAGCCTTACAAACCAACTCGCAGGATTGAGCGCGTCGCCCTGCCCAATAGCGGACTCAGCCAATGGAGGTGCGGCCAGCTCGACCAGCACTGTATGTGTACTGGTTGCACGGCAGGACAGGACGGAAAGAACCGTGCCGCCTCCGTAGCTGCTCGTTCCGTAAGGTGAAGTTCCAAAGGGCATCGCTAGGTGATTGTACCAGACCCCGTGCCAGGGCCAGATACACCAGGGCCAGGAGTCACCCCAGAGACGCTTGTAACCGTCACGGTCACGGTTGCGCCCTGGACATGGGTAACGATCGCGGCGCCGATTGCACGCCAAATGGCTTGGCGCTGCGCAGGGCCTGCTTGGGGGGTGATCGACACCGCGGTGTCGATCGCAGAAATCAATGCGTCACCCAGGACCGTGCCATTCATCGGCATGAAATCACCTCGACCTGTCGATTTCCTCTGAGGGGCCTCTGATTATGGGCTATCCAAGACATTGGTTCTTGGTGGTATTCTAAATAAGAAGGCAAATGAGCGCTTCGCTCAGCTCTTCTTCGCAAATACCACTGAGCTGCAGTTCTGCAGAGCGTAGTACGTCTGGCCAGTGAATGGGTCAAATCCGCTGCCGTGAACCACTCCGTCCATAGGTACGTGAGTGTCATTGCCCAGCCGAATCACACCACTCCCGATCTTCATGTTCACGTTTCCGCTGCCCTCTACTGTGATGTTCACGTTTCCGCCAGCAGCAGTGATGATTCTCAAGTTTTTGCTGTTTTCTACTCGCAGCAAACAATCCTGAGTAGCGTTGAAATCCGCTTCCTGGCTCTCCGTTGGAGGAGTGTCCACGCCAGACCAAAGCGTCCCAAAAATGACAGCTCGCATGTCCGAGTCACCGCCAGGTACGAGCACCACTACGGTGTCTCCCTCTCGCGGGACGGTCACGAGCCCAAAGCCTTGACCAGCATACTGACTAGCAATGTCGCACTCTACGAGCTCTTCGTTAGGGAGCATTGCTACTTCAGCAAGCAACCCTTCTTCACTTTGCTCGACAGATTGAACAACTCCCAGCGACACCCACACACGAGTGTCTACTCCAGGCCCAGAAATCAGATGCCGCATCCTGCGGATGTCGAGGCTCATGTACCCCTCGAAATCATGCTAGAGAAGCTTTGCTGCAAGCTCTGAGTGAAAGACCCATTTGCGGCCCTACGAGCGTCATTTGCTCGAGCGGTTGCTTCCGTGTCCTCTACCGCTTGTGGGATAGAATTGGGATCAATGCGACTCGGCCTGGGTGCTTGGGCCCCAGGATTATTCGCATGCCGAGAAGACTCTCCCTGAGCTCGGCGCCTCCGAGCGCTGTTCGGCCCAATCCGCTGATCTCCCAGAGCCTTGGCGCTGTCGTGCCGTGGCCACCAGTAGTTCTGCAGATCAAATTCGCAGCTCAAGCCCTTGTCGTTGGTCCAGCCCAACTTTACCTCAGCGCAGAAAAAATAGCGCAGCTGCTCCATGATGATGCCACGATGGCTGGCGACCATGGCGCGCGCGATGTCCCCAGAACCCACGTAGGGTTCCAGCTGCCTCGCAGCCGCTTGCAGGGTTAGCCCCTGCGTCTGCGCCAGGGTGGTTGTAAGCGCCTGCCCGTTGCGGAACCGATCCGTGTCCACCAGGAGCTCTACAGGGCGTCCTGGGCGCAACCTGAGTAGATCACCAAGCGCCCCTGTCGACGTAGTAAGGCGCCCAGTATCGACGTGCGCGCGAATTTCGTTACGCCCGATTTCTTCATAAATGCCCTGAGCGATGGTGAGCAAAGTGTTCACATCGCGCACACCGGGCACGGGGACATTGATGACCTCACCATCAACTGCCCCACCGCGAGCGTCGAAGTTTTTGGCCATCATGCGAGCAGCTTCTCGCCTGTTACGCGGAGGCCAAATTGCCTCGACAGTCGCGCCTGCTCCTCGCGCAAGCTGAGAATCTGTGCTCACGCATCGCACAATCTTAGGCTTGGAGTTGCCAGCGTACTTGCGCGTGATGTCCATTTTCTGAATATCACGCCCGTACACCACTCGAATCGCCTGATCCTGAATGCGCTGAATAGACTCAGCCCCAAACAGCATGTTAGACGGGCGAATCTCCAACGTCTGGCCGACGATCTTCGGTACTGCGCCAACGAGTGTGCAGTACCTTGTGATCAAATCCCAGAACGTCATGTTGGCCGCACCGCCACCACCAGAGGCCCCGCTCCTCCGCTTCAGCCTCGACCCTGCAGTAGGGGAAGGGATGCGCCCGTTAGGCCATTCGGCTGGGTCGCTGACGACTCGCAAATCACCCATGCGTGGATGCAAGCGCACGATCTGTCGCACAAGGTCCGTGATGGTCTGGCGCGTGTCCAGCACATCAAAGATCGTCAACCGCCGCCGCCGTGCTCGAGCTGTAGCTGTGTTCGATGCAGGGGCTGGGCGCGGAGAAGGCCTGGCAGCGCGCATGCGATCTCGCTCACGCTGCAGTGTTGTCGGGTCTGCTCCAGTGACAGGGGAATCCATCATTACGCCTGACAAGTCGCGCCCCTGCAGATGGATCTCGTACGTAGAAGTGTAATCCGTCTTCCACTCGTCCACGATGCCACGAATGATCAGTGTGTCTTCGCGCGCCGTTCCATCAGGGCGTCGAGTGCTCAGAATAGAGCTGCGCGATTCCCGCAAAGCCCCAGCCCCGCCAGAATTTCTCCGGGTTGACTGCCCCTTAGCAAAGTCCAGTGGCTTGACCAAGCCCATGTGAACTTCAGCCGTAATGGACTTGACCACACGCGGATCGAGCGGGAGGTTCTTCCAGTCAATCACCATGTCGAACTTTGCAGCCTGGCGATGCCCAGTCATCGTCACGTTGCACTTCTTCGGCACGACGTTGTAGACGGTAGAGTTGACACCTGGCTGCAGCACGAGCGGCTCAGTTGGATTCGAGCCAGCCGCGCGCGGTACATACTGATCTCCCTCCGTCGGAGACAAAGAATCGCCGCGCACGTTGGTCTTGTTTTCCAACGCGATCGTCAAATGCACCACGCACGACGAATACTGGACCACCTCGTTCAGCGGATCAGACATTATCGCCGCTCTCCTCGTCATTTCCACGCGGAATCACGAGCAGCGTGCCTGCTGGCACATTGCTGGTAGTCAGCTCGTTGTATTCCATGATGCGACGCCACTCGTACGGAGTAGCGTAGTAGATACGAGACACATCGCGCAGGTCTTCCCCCTCGCGGGTGCGATAAGTGCCCAGAATCTCCCCATCACCAGCAGCGCGAGCACGCTCATACGCAGCAGCGTCGTCTCTCATGTCCCGAAACAAACGCTCCTGCTCGCGCGCATTGACAGTCGCTTCTACCTGAACGTCCGGTGGAATCGTCTCAGGGGGCAGCCCAGGTGTAGTACCAAGCAAGCGGTACTGATCCAGGAATGCTAGCGCCTGATTGTTGCGCGCTGTATCTACAAAGTTCCCCGCAGTGTCGCGGATGTTGCCAGCTGCAACAATGGTATTGCGGGCAGTAAATGCCGCAAGATTCATCGGGTTGGCGCTATCGACAGTTTCAATCGTCGTGTTTAGCTCTTCCGTAAACGCGCCAAGCTGTTGCGCAGTACGAAGCACGCGCTCCTGGTAGTCATTGACCCATCGGAATGACCTACGGAAGTTTCGCATCGCCGCCGTCAGCCGCTCGAGCATGCTGTTGGACAAATCAGTCGGCGGATCGCGGTTCGGCACGTACGAAGCAGCCACCACTGAACCGCGCGACAGCCACATGAGCTCAAGCGACCACTCCATGTCTGCGACGTTGAGCCACTTAGGCTTGAACGCCTTGATGTGCCCCCTCCGGTACACAGGGCCCCACTGGACATCCAACTCCTGCCCTTGCTCAACAATCGACGTAAACAGCTTTTCAGCTTCTACAATTGTAGAAACCTGCACGCCGTCCACCACCATGTAGCAAGAATCCAGGGACGCTGTGCGCCCCAGATGCTTGTCCTTCCACATGCCTGTGAAAGTTGTGCAGCCGTACGTCGGACCGAGGATCGTGCTGACGCCGCTCTGCAAGCCGGCAGGGTTGGAGATGTCTACGCGCTGATCGACAGTAAACTCGATCGGGCGGTACGGCAGCGCGCGGCCCTTCAAGACCACGCGCCTGCGGGCACCTGTGCGCTCTTGGATGACCAGGGACGGTACGGGTAGGGTCATGTGCTGAACGCGGGGGCAAACCCGCTCTCCGTGCGCTGGTTGGCCGCGTTGGCGATGTCCCGCTGAAAGAACGTAGCGATGCGGTCAGGGTCAAAGCCCTCCGCAAAGCGCTGTGTGATGTCGAAGCGGCTGAATCGAAAGTCGTTGTTGGTGTGTGACACTGGGCGCTGGCGCGTCCCAGTCAAATTGATGTTTTCCATGGCGGAGCTCATTGCCTCCCACGCACGGCGCATGCGTCCGATGGTGGGATTCTCTGCGTCTTCCCTTGCGTTAGGACGCACAAGCTCTTCCGCCAACGATGTCGGGCTCGTGTCGGACAGACCTAGCCGAGCAAACGCCCACCGAATAGACTCTGCCGCAGAACGCATGGTGTCGCGCACAGTCTGAAGTGCACGAAGAAATCCCTCAAACGTAAAGCTCACGGGCGTAATAACGCCGATGATGGTCTCAGCAAACATCAGCAGCACCCGAATAAGCCAAATACCAAGCTGCACGATGCCCTTGATCACCTCGATGACCACAGTTGCCGGCACCATGATCATGGTAAAAGCCGTTGCCAGCCCAGTAGCAACACCAGCGACAACAGTTGCAAGAACTCGAAACACAACAGCCAGTACCGTGATTACGTAACCAATCGGCCCAGCTACCGCCTCAAACACCATCGTAAATACGTCAGTGATTGCGCTCAGCACCGGACCAACCTTGCTCAACGCATCCCACAAAGCTGCTCCTGCTACCTGCAGAGACAACCACATCTCAGTTACACCCGAACCACCCTGGATTACAGCGCGCAGGAATCCTCCGAACACCACCAGGTTAGGAGACAAGATGCCCACAGTGCTGACAGCTCCGCGGATGGCGTCCTGCCACGATGTAACAGGAGATAGAATCATGCGCTGCAGGCGCGTCATGCCTTCTCCGATAAAATCTGCAGCGCGGTTGACAAAGTAGTTCTTGCGAATGGCCTCCCCCGCTTCCCCCAACCTGCTGCTCAGCGAAGCAATGCGCTCGATGATCGGCTTCAGCCACACGATCGCTACGTTAGACAGCGCCTCACCAACGCGTGTCAAGCGCTGCAAAATAGACGTGCCGTGCTCGACTCCATCGTTGAGCCATGCAGAAAAGCGAGCAAGCCCAGACTGAATCTGCTTGTAAATTGGAGCAGTCGCCTGCTGAATCAGCTCGTTACGAGCCGAAGACAGTGCACCAAGGACAGCCTCCCAGCTGTCTGCAGATTGATTCATAATGTTGCGCAAGTCGCTTCCGACTCGTGCAAGAATCTCAAATCGCCGTTCAGCAGCCAAAGCATTGAATTGCTGAGCAGACAGTTGCTGCCCGCGATTGTCCCTCGCATACGGGGCAATTACCTCCGTCCATGTGCGCACGTCCATCCCAGCTTGCCCACGACCAGAAGTCATCATGCGCATGATGTCCCGGCCAGCTTGCGCTGAGTCAATTCCTGCATTGATTGCAGATGCGGTGAGGTTATTGACAAAATGCATAACAGACGCGACGTTGCTGTGCCGCGTTCCAGCCACAGCTTGAATCACGCTACTAGATGCGATCTGCATCGCAGTAGCATAATCGTTTACCTCGCCAGGTAGCGCAGCAGCATCAACAACCATCATGCGCATCATCTGCTGCGCAGCCTGCATGGCACGCGTAAATGTGCCGGCGCTTGTTGCGCTCTTTCGGAACGCTCCCTCTGCGGCCCCAGCAAGCCCGTCAAACTCTCGGGCGCCCTGCTTGATCATTCGCGTAGACAGCTCCGCGGTGCCGGCTGCAGCAGCATCTGCAGCCGCCTGCACAGCGCGGGTAGCCCCAATAGCCTGCTGCGCTACCAGCGCACTAGCCATCGATCGCAACTGCGCCTCGCGTTGAGAGTTGAGCGAGATGATGGTGTTGAGCGGAGCCGCTGCAGCTGCAACGGCCTGATTCCACAGGTTTTGTGCAAGGACAATGGCGCCCATCGCGGCTGCAGCGCCTGTCGCTTGCTGGGCGAAAGACGAAACATTCTCAGCCGTAAACTCTGTGACGACTTTGTTGCGTACTTCGTTGTCAACCATTGTCCTCACCCGGTACAGGTGTGTTTTCCTGCTCTACGATGGACTGTAGACTATCAGAAAACTGGGCGAGGTCTTTTCGGGTCAGCTGTCGAAGCTCTGAGAGGGGCTGTCTGCCGTACCTTGCTGCCCACGCAAGGGCTTGCCAAAGGTTCTGCCGCACCTCATCCGGGGGTGCGGCATTTCGCAGCCAGATGCCCCAAGTCAGCCCACTGAGACTTCGCAGCTGCTCAGAAAACTGGCAGTCTCGTCCTGCTTGGGCGTGTTTACCTGAACGTGCGCCTGCAGCAGCAGATTGCGAACCTTCGGGCCCATGGCAGCCCAAAGCAGCTCAGCTGTCTCGTTGGAAAGCGAGAACTCTACCAGCTGGTCGTCTGCACTCTTGGCGTACCGCACGGACATCATCACGCTGCGGTTGGCCAGGGCAAACGCGCTCTGGTCAGCCATCTTTGCCGCCACGAGCTCTTCCTGCACGGTCAGCTCGATGACCCCGAAACGCACAAGCTCCAGGCCCTTGTACGAAACCGTCAGGCTTGCAGGGAGCTTGAACCAGTGAACCAGTCGATCGCTTGCCATCGTCATCACCTGTAGTATTTCACCAATCCCTCTTCGGGATGGGGAACAAACCCACAGCGCTTGTACCAACGCAACAGCACGTCAGTGTCCACGCCGTCAGTCGAGTTAGGGTACAGCCAAAGCTGATCCATCTCTTCCTCGACCAACAACTGGTCTAGCGCGCGCAGCGCCTTTGTACCATATCCTTGCTGTCGATTTTGCTGCGCGATGTAGATTTCGTGCAGCTCAACCTCACGATCAAACACGTCGATCGTGATCATGCCGATTGGCGCAGGATCATCGGAGCAGATCAAGAACGTACGTGCCACCAGACTTGGAATCAGCACCTTCAGCCGATTTTCCAAGTCTGGTGGCAGTCGCTCAGGAAGCGCGGCCAAGTCGACCGACAAGAGGATCACGTCGCAACCGCGCGCCCCTCAGACCCCACGAAGTCCACCTTGACGCTCACGAAGTCCGAGCGGCCCCCCACGTTGAACGGGAAGCTGCCAAACTCCACGTCAGGGAAGATGTAACGCACACGATCCCCATTGGGAAACTTGAGCGTGGTCTTCATGTTGACCACGGGTCCAGTGCCGCGGTTGCGGCTCTTGTCGATGATCTGTTGCACCCAGAGAATCTGCTGCTTGGTGGTCAGGTGCATCGTAAACGAGCCCTTGACACCCTTGAAAACAGCGTCCTTGCGGTTTGTGGTTTCACCCACATACCCCTCGTCCTTGGTCTCCTGCTCGAACTCGAACGAGAAATCCTTGATTGTGGAAATGGCATCCACAGGCTGCCCGCCCACTTCAAGAACAAGATCCGTATCCTGCCCCATCAACCGCTTCAGCATGGTGATCTCCTATCAGCCTACGCGAACGACCACAGCAGACGGAGACACATCCGTCTGAGCCACGATGACCTTGAAGCTCCCCAGCATGCGCCAAGAAGAGCGCACCACAAACACCCCCCGAGCAGCCATCTGCGGGGTGTTTCCCGAGATGCTGTCGATCGCGTAATCTGCAATGCGCGCTGCCGAGGGATTGCCCTCGTTCTTGAGCTCAGATCCGAAAGCTCCCGTAGCTCCGACAATCTGGTCCTTGCGCGATTCCGTCTGCAGCAACTTCGAGTAGTACCCGTAGCGAGCAGCAAGCGAATCCTGGATGAAATCGGCAAACCGCCGACGATTGATCTCTTCCTCACCAGAAGTCATCGAGGTCGTCACCGCGGACTGAATCTGCGGCCCGATCTGTCGGCTGATACGCAGCCCGCAGATGCCCGCCTGCTTCATCTGAATGTAGGAGTTCATGTCCAGCGTCGGAGCGCCAAGCTGGTACCCCTGGATGAGCGCAAACGCCTCAGGGACAGGCGACAGGGCCTGGCCAGGGTCGTTTTCGGGAGGAAGCACCGACAGAAGGCTTGCCACCCAGGTGTCGAAGCCTGTGTCGATCACGCCGTCGTTGCTGGTGGTGCCGTCCGAGCGATCGAGCGTCGTGCCCACGACACCGCGCACGTAGGTGCGCGCCCCAGGCCAGGCGTAGATGACGCGCTCGTTGCGCGTAGCTCCACCAGAACCCCCACCCACACCAGGGTAATCGCTGTCGAGCACATCATCCAGCGTCAGCGTGGTCAGCGGGGGCGCGATGATGCAGCTGCGGCTCTTGCCGAGCGAGCTCTGAGTCAGGCAGTGCGCGCGCATCTTCAGATGGATACCGCTGTACTTGCGTGCGGACACCAGGATCTTGATGCGGTCTGCAGGATCGTCGTCAGCTGCCAGAGCGTCGATCGCGCTCTCATACCGCGCGAGCAGCAACGGGGTCGCTGCCAGGTTGGGCGCGTGTACGTTGGCGTCGTAGATGATGGTGCCAGTGGGGTGCGTGATGCCCGCCAGACCGCTGAGAGGCTCCCAGGATGTCGCGCTCGGGGCGGTCGGGACCACAACAGGGGTCAGTGCCGATGCCGCAGCAATCGTGGCACTCAGGGGGCGCGCAAGGACGTTGTAGCTGGCATCCGCCGAAAGATTGAGCTCGCCGCCTGTGTCAGCGTCAGTGCCAACGTGCACGCGAAATGCGAGAGCCGCGCCAGCAAGCCACGTCGTAGACGCGGTAAAGTTGCTGCCGTCCATGCGCTCAATCGTGATCTGCGTGTTGCTGTCTACCGACACAACGCGACAGAGGCCAGCAGCCGCGCACACAAGGTTCTGCGAGAGCGATGCAGCCGCAAGCGACCCCACAACCACCACGTCACCTACAGCTACCTCGTAGGTCTGAAAACCAGCGGTCGCTGATGTGATCGTCACTGTGGCAGCAGGCAAGCCTGCTACCGATGTGTTGCCGTTGACTGCAGCCGTCTTCGGGGCGTTGCCCGTAAAGCTCACGGTCTGCGCAAGGCAGATACGGTACCCCCCGTCGCTGAAATCCGTGCCTGCAACCACCGTAGCTGGCGACATCGGGGTGATCGGCGTGGTGCTTGTGGCCGAGCGGTTGGTCGGCAGCGCGCGCCACAGGCGAATGCCGTGCGAGGTACCCGTACCAGGTGTGATCAGGTCGACAGGCTGCACGACCAGCTGGCTGAACGTCTTGTTGGCCAGCTCGAGGTAGACGTTGCCGCACTCGTCGCCAGTGTCACCCAGGCGAGAATCGAACCCACCGAGCTTCTGAATCTGGTCTGTGCCAGAAAAGATGCGCTGCGGCTGGTACTTGGCAAAAACCTCGCCAGAGCTGTTGATCGAACAAGCGGCAGACATGTCGACGCACTCGCCAACCATGCCCACGCAGCCCTGATCGACGCCTTCCACGTTGCCAGCAGGGGGCGAGTCGACGATGACCACGCCCTCAATCTTGAGCAGCTCCTCCATACCAGGGAGGGCTGCATACCTCCGAACAAACGCCCCAGAGCTCATTGATCTTCTCCTACAGCAGTTTCAGCCACAGGATCCATCCTGGGCAGGTCAATGCGCCGGTACAGGGGCGCGTTAGCCTTGAACGTGTACGCTGATTTGTACCACCCTTTGGTGCGATCGTCAGCATTATCCTCGATGTTGCTCTCGGTGAGGCTGTATTCAGCAACCGCGTTGAAGTAGTCAGGAAGCTGAATTCTGAAGCCCCTAAGCCAATCAACAGGCACTGCAGCGCTCTCGATCGCCATCATGGCGCGACGGCGGTTGATCGGTTGCGTGAAGAAGCACTCCACCTCAATGTCTACTGTGAAGTCCCCCCAGTACAGCAGACCAAAGGTGTCAAAGTCCTCTACGTCGTTGCCGATGCTGCCGTTGTCATCATACATCCCAGCCGATCGCGGAAAGCAGCAAGCAGCTGGGTACTGAGAGGGATCACCGAACGCGGCTTGGTACTCCTCAACGACGCGAAATCGATCAGCGCTCTGCCCAAAGTTCCAGGTGATTGTCTTGAAATACTCAGCCAATCCTCTGATGACAGCAGACCGCACGTCCAGATCGTACTTGGGGGTCAGCTCCACCTTGTAGCTGGGATCTTTGATGATTGCGTACGTCATGGCTTACCCAGCTCCTGGCCAACAATGTTGCGAAAATGCTTGTAGTGCATCTTGGCAAAGTTGGCGAGACGCGAACCGCTCTTGCCCTGCACGATCAGGCGAGCTTTGAGCCCACGGCGCCGAATGGCTCTACCGATCAGAAAAGCCACACTGCGCGTAGAAATGGCAGAGTTCCCCTGGATACCAACAGCCGTCATCCACCGCATGATGGCAGAGGTAGGGGGCTGTCTTCCCCCAGGCTTTACTCCGTACTCTACAAGCCCGTCGTATTCCTTCTTGCCGTCCCTGGCTGTGTTGTACACCGTCACAGACATGCTGCTGCGCACCAGCTTGAAGGCCCACCCACGCATCAGCTTCCCAGTAGCGACCGCGCCGACAGGCCCACCACTATGAGTAGGCGAAGCATTGCGTGTCTCTGCCTGCAGCTTCAGCACCATCTCTTTTGCCGCGCGATCATGGGCCTGGAGTAGTGCAGCGGCGTATCGCCTGGGCAGAGACTTTTCGTACTCGCCCAGCTTGCCAACTTTGACGGTGAACGTATGCTTCACCGCGGGGTTCCTGTTACAGAATCACGGTCGTTGTAAGAGCGCGAGAGCGAGACAGTCCACTGCACGTTGCCTGGCTCGAGCACAGGAACACCTACACACACAAATCGCCTGCGAACGGCATTGCTGCCATCTGCACGCAGAAAGTGGATTTCCCAGTATGCTGATTCGTTACGGGGGTACGCGGAACCATCTTCTTGTAGTCGACGGAGTGTATTCTCCGTGTAGCGCGTACTCACTTCCGAAAGTTGCAAGTCTCCTATTTCGGCGAGACCTACAGACTGTAGTTGCAATCTTAGGCTGGCGATGCTCTGCACGCGAGGCACTGGCAGGATTTCTTCTTGAGTGAGCACAGACTCAACACCATCGCCCACTTCTGTGCCGCTCCAGCGGGTGTGCACAAGATATACATGGTAAGGGCGCAGCCCCAGCATGGCGTTGATACTGCGGATTTTGTCAACACAGCCTCCCAGCTTCGCTGCCAGTGTGTTTCCGTAGTTGAACGCATCAGGGGGATCGCCGCATCCACTCATCGACGCACCCTCACATTGCGCACCTGCACCCCAGCCCCGTCCGTTGTGCTGGCGTAGTTGTACATAGGCACCCCGAAAATGTCAGCCAGCAGCTTGCACCAACGCAGGCGCTCCTTGCTGAGCAAATCCGGGGTCGACTTGCCTGGATCCCCCGACCGCAGCTCAATCTCACCTGTGCGCTGAGCCATCAGGGTACATGTGGATTCGCGCATCTGCGCTTCCACATTGTCGATGTGTCCCAGGATCGAGCGCACGCGCGGAAGAGCGTCTTCCATAACGCGCGTCATGGCATTCTCGACCATGAAATTCATCTGCAGGTTGATCGGGATGCCAAATGCCAGCGATCCAGCGCTGGACACCTGGGGGTACCCGAGTGCTGCACGCACTTTTCCCTTTTCGTCGGTGGTCAGCGGCATGTCTGTATCCTACAACAAGCAAGGCCCCAGACAACCTTACGGCTGCTGGGGCCCCACTTACGCGACCAGGTTGTTGCGATCAGAGCTGGACAGCGTGCGCCATGACGCGCATGCGCTTGAAGCGGCTGGTACCGCCAGTGACCTCGACACGGCCAGACACCGAGTCGGTCGCACAGGGCCAGTCACCGATGAACTGCCAGCTGGTGCTCACCACGTCCTGGGTGCGGTTGAGCGGAGCGCGGAAGATGAGGCGCACACCGTCAGCCGTGACCTCCATGCCGTTCTGGCTGGTCTGCACCGCAGACACAGTGCCGTTGAGCCCTGCCTCGCTGATGAGATCGCTCATGTCCTTGGCGTACTCCACGATGCCGCCGAAGCCCGTGAAGAGCGCGCGCTCGACCTCGACGCTCGAGGCGTTGGAGAGCTCGCCCGCGAAGCTGTCCTCGGCGCTGTAGGTGCCGTCGTACGGGTACACGGTGCCCTGGTTGGGGCACTCGTTGTTGCGCACGAAGAGCGTTCCGGCAGCCTTGGCGATCACCATCTCCGAGTAGAGGTAGTTGTCGATGTTGCCGATCTGCATGCGCTGAATCTCGGGATCGCGCATGAGCGTAGCTTCCGACGCCGGGCTCAGGTGGCAGTGGAAGTGACCATCGGGGTGCACCGGCACGTTGTCCTGCCGCAGGTTGGCCACCATCTTGCGGATGGCCGCAGAGCTGATGTAGTCGCTGGCGCCGATGTCATCGATGCTGAGCGAAGACGTGTAGTCTTGGTTGGGGATGACCCACTTGGTCGCGTCGATCGAGGTGATCGCGTCGCGGTCGTTGACCGTCACCACTGCGCTCAGCGTGAGCGTACCAGGGCCGACTTCATCACCGGGGGTATCGGGGGTGAAGCCGATCACCGAGCGGGTACCGACGGCCTCGACGTTGATGGTCAGCGGGTTGGCCGAGCTGACATCGACGAAGCGCACCACCGAGCCCGAAGCGCTGCGCGCCTTGGTGAAGCCGTTGAGGCGCTTCACTCGCAGCGAAGTCACGCCCGCCTGCGCGCCGTCCGCCACGGTGTGACCGCTCTCAGCGACGTTGTACATGCGGTTGCGCACGATGCGGTTCATCGTCTGCGCAGCGTTGATGCCGAGCTTGCGGGTGTTCTCCATGAAGAGCGACGCGATGGCGAGCGCCGATGTCTTCATGTCGGTGTCGATGGTGTCGCTGTACTCCTGCAGCTGAGCCATCCACTGCTCGCTAGAGTAGCTCTGGGGCACAGGCTCCTCACCAGGACGCCGCGGGCGAGTGCGCGGAGCGAGCAGCCCGTTGCGGGTACCGATGTAGGTATCACCCACACCAGCCGGCCACGGAATGCTGGCCCCGCACTCAGCGCGGAAAACCAGGCCGGGGAAGAGCGCATCATGGAACTCCCGCTCCAGCGCGCCTTCCTGAACAAGTGCGCGAACCTGCGCGCTCTGAACGATGACGGAGAAATCCATTTGCAGCTACCTCTTGTTTGTAGGCTAACTCACCAAAGCACAAATCTCAACGCTCACCCGAATGGATGCCGCGCGCCGACGTGCTTCTCTTTCCACTTCCGATACTCAGCGGGAGTCATCTCCTTTGCGCTCTTGCGCGGAGGAGTCACCCGCTCCGTCTTGCCAGGTGTCGGGGCCGGCGCAGTGTCCGCCGTCGTCGTTGCAGGACGAGCTTCCATCGGCACATCCCCGAAGAGATACGGGCGCTCCTTGCGCATGCCGCGGAAGAACGTGTCTGCATTGAACTCACCCTTCTCAGATGCAGCCTTGGCGATCAGCGTCACAGCGTACTCGATGTCCTTGACACCGTGCTTGTAACAGAGATCGCGCATCTGCTGCTCCTTACGGAGCATGCGGATCTCACGTTGCAGCTTGCTGTTCTGAGCCTCGAGCGTGCTGATGTGCTTGCGCATCGCTTCAGCAGTCGCGCCCTGAGGCTCTTCCTGCATCTCAGGCTGTGTGTCCTGAGGCTTCCCATCTGTCTTGGCAGGCTCAGCCTGCTTGGCCGCGCGTGCAGCCCGCGTCTGCTCAAGAAGGTCTGCGTGGTTCTTGTAGCCCATGCTCTGGGCTTCACGATCCAGCTTGTCCTGAAGCTTGCGCTTGCCTGCCTCGCGCTCTGCGCGCCGCAGAGCCGCCTTGGAATGCCGATCCTCCGTTGCAGGAGCTACCGGCGTGACCGGAGCGGCCTGGGTAGGAGTCTCAGGCATAGCAGGCGCAGCGGGGGTAGCAGCTGCGTTGTCGGTGGTGACAGGCTCAGGGTTTCCTGCAGCTGCGCCTGTCACCTGGGGGTCGACGGGGGTGTTTTGATCTGCCATGGCGTAGGGTCCGTTCTCAGATCAATCAGGGGGCCGGGAAGTTGGTCGGGGCAGCGCTCATCGACACCGCAGTGCGGGGACGATACGCCAGCACGAACGCAGTCACGTTCGCAGTGGGAAACGTGAGGGTCTTGCCGTCGTCGGAGAGCAGCGCGAGACCCACAACCGTGGAAGTGGTGGGGCTGAGAGCCGTACCGCCGGCATCGGTGATCGCGTAGGAGCCCACAGTGGTGCCCGTGCCAGCAGCAGTGACGCGCAGCGACACCACGTTGCCGATCGGGGGAAGGTTGGTGCCGTCCTGCAGGTAGATGCCAGTGATGGTGCTCGCAGCCTTCACAGCCGCCGTGGTGATGTCGAAGCTCGCAGCGCCGGTAAGGCCTGTAGCCACAACCTTCACCTGGCTGAGCGCCTGCCCCAGCTTCACCGTCTGCAGCGTGGCGTCGAGCTTGCCCAGGTTGGCGTTGTCGAGCAGCTCCCCATAGGTCACATCGCGTGTCGTAGTCATGCCTTATCTCCCATGTACACCGACACGGCGGTCGATGTTCCTGCTGTGCGTGTCAAATCCACTGCGGTGATGTTTACTGCTCCTGTAAACAGAAGCAGAAAATCTGTCGGAATCGCCTGTTGTGCCCCATCCGAAGATGTAACACGTACTCGAATCTTGCCACCTACTGCACGAATCATCAACACGTTGACGTTTGCAAGGGCACCAAGAGACAGCACATACGGATCATCCGTAGTCAGGTTGACAGTTGTGCTGACGGAGTTTGCGCACGACAACGACACGTCCAACGGGATTGTGACTCGCGCCTGCCCGTTGAGAAGGTACGTTGGGGTCGACGTGAGCGACCCCTGCAACCTGGCCACTTCAGCCATCAGACCAGCTCCCCTGCACGATACAGGAATGCTGCCACCAGCGCGGTGTTCTTGTCGATCTCCTCGTCGTCGGCATCGGGCATCTGCTCTGCGACATCTTCACGCACCTGCATGGCGACATCAGCAGCGTCCTCTTCCGAAATGCCCTCGAGCTCATCAGCCAGCTCAGGGGTCATGCTCTCGAGATCGCGGATCACCTGATCAGCGGCGTCGTCGTCGAGCTCTTCGTCGACAGCGATGAAGCTCTCCACGTCCACGTCCTTGACTGCATCGAGGATCTCTTCGAGGTTGCGGCGCACGAGCTCCACGAGCTCGTCCTTCTCTTCGGACGACATCCCCTCTTCGTCCTCACCGCCCTCTTCATCCTCTTCGTCTTCGGGCTCTTCGCCCCCAGGACGACGCGCAGCAGAAGGCTTGTCTTCCTCTTCGGAATCCTCGCCACCATCCTTGCCGCGGTTCTTGGCCCAGTCCTTCATGTCCTCGTCTTCCATCATCGCCTCCGTGAGAGCATATCCTGAATTCGCCGTCGAGGCATACTCTCCTCAGAAGCAGCTACCACAGCTTCGTCTGGGGGCAAACCAGAAATCAGCCGTGTAGCGAGCAGGATAGGATCCTCATCAAAACCACCAGTCACGTCCAGGTTCCCGTGGGGATTCTGAGCGAGATTGGCAATCTGGCCAGCTACGTCCTTGTCGAAGCTGATCCGATCTTCTTCGTTGATGGTGATTTTGCGGCGCATCAGAAAATACCCCACTTCTTCTTGCGCTTTGCAATGCGCATAGCATCATCGAAGCCCTTGCGACCAATCTTCTTGGGCCAGCCATTCAGCCCGCCCTTCTTGGTCTTCTTCCACGCATCATTGAAGCGCGGATCGGGCTTGTAGCCAGCCATCGTTGCGCGCACTTGATATGTGCGCTTGAACGTCTTGCCTGACTGCCCTTTTACGGTCTTTACGACCCTCTTGAGTCCAGCGCGCGCCATCAGTGCCTCCCCACGCCCAGGTGCAGCTGCTCATCCAGAGGCGGCAGCCCTTCATTCAACAGACCGCGGCGGCGCAACAGCGCCTCCATCTGGTGCGCAACAGGGCCAAATTCCTTGTCCTGCCATTGCGCACGATAGCCATACTTCGCCCAAGACACACGATACCCACGCACATCCAAGCGCATCGCTGGGTTGCCGCTGCGAATTGCAATGTACTGAGCGTATGCGCGCGCAAACATCTCGGTCGGAGTGAGCAGATAGCGGCACACGTTTACGCGCGAGTAGTCGCCCTCTTCCATCGCCTGCTGTGCTGTGCGAGTAAGTGCGCGCACAGAAGGGGAGTTGTACATAGAGCGAAAGAGCATTTCCATCTCCTCCGTCTTCATGTGACTGCCCATGTGTGCGAGTCCAGGCTTACCTGCACCAAACAAATGATGGTCAAGAAAGTGCCCAACCTCATGCGCAGTTGTCGCCCTCGGACCAGCGTTGATGCGGTTGATCAGGATCTCAGAAGATCGAGCGTCACCGACCTTGTAAAGCCCATTCACCTGTGACGCGAGAAAGAGCACCTTGACAGGAATCTGCGGCATCGACTTTGGGATAGCGTGCACAGCAGAGATCGAGTTCAGGCCCGCTTGCACGCCACGGTTGGCATGAAATGCCATAAACCCAGGCTCAAACTTCAGGTGCTTCGACGCTGTTGTGAGCCCGTCCTGCAACATCTTGCGACGAGCTTCGTGCGGGTGTGGCAAATCCTCACGCACCCAGTAGGTGCGCTGAAAAGACTTGCCGCCCTCACGAACAGTGCGCCGATCTCGTTTGAGTCCAGGGCGCGGCATTTATCAAAGCACCAAAGTTGGTGCGTTGGGGTTGTCCAACCATTGATTGAAAGCTTCTTGTGATCGGAGCACAGCCTGCGACGGGTGCGGCTGTCGCATAGGGGGAGGTGCTCCATACCGAGCAGAGGGGATGGGCCCAATGGCGGTCGAAAGCGGTTCTCTGACCCTTGGCGATCGCATACGACCCATCCCATACAAAGCGCCGCCACTCAGGGCAAGCATCCCCCCAACAGTACCTGCCAGAATCAATCCCTTCTTCGCAGGAGAAGCGCGCCCAATGTAGTTGTCCAACTTATGATACCAACCTCCGCGCTTGAATATCCCGCCAGGGCCAAGACCCTTCTTCTTGGGGCCTTCGCTCTTGACCCAGTAGGTGCGACGGACAGTCTTCTTCTTCTTGCCCTTGACAGTCTTTACGACTTTCTTCAGCCCTGCACGCGCCATGATCAACCCCTTGCAAATTCAGGAAGACCAACACCAGACCCACGGAGCCAGAACTTGCCGGGTTCACGCCTCACATGCCCACCAGCCACCAGGGTTTCAGCTCTGTTGGCAACTCGTGCTGTGATCGGTCGCGCCGCTAGCTGCGCAACAGAACTCCCTAACCAACCACCAGCCAAGTAGCTCACAGGAATGATCGCTGGAGTTAGAAATGGGGACAGGTGAATGCCGACCGCACCACCGACAAGCCTTCCAACTTTGCGGCCAGCGTAAGCAGCCGCTTGGTTGCTCATAGAACCAGCCAGCCAACCAGCCGCGTCGCCCATGCGTGAGCGCAGGGCTGAAGGCCTCTTAGGCTCAGAAGCCTTCACCCAATACGTACGCTTGGTTGCTCGCTTCTTGCCCTTGACAGTCTTTACGACTTTCTTCAGCCCCGCGCGCACCATGTTTCAGCCCCAAGCCCAGAACAATGCAGAGCGGGCCTTCTTCATTGCGCGAATAGCCTTCTTCTCGTGCCGCCGCTTCTGAATAGCGTGATACCCAGAGAAGATGGAGGTGATGGGATTTGCGTGGGTGGTTCCCATCATTGCAGCGTGCTTCGCAGCCTCTGCGCGATGCATATCCGCCGTTTGTGTATGCCTCACAGCTTGTGTCCGCAATGAGTCCCTGTGTATGTTGAGGTGTGTGCGTGCAGAGTCAGATCCAGAATCCTTGGCTGCGCGCACACGGTCCATAATGCTGCTGGTCTTGGCTCCTGTCTTTTGCGCAAGCGCTTCCTTGTGCCACGCCTCGCGCGCTCCTCGCACACCAGATCGCGCTGCCCCAGCAACACCAGACTTGTGCGCTGCATAAGCAAGACCAGCGAGCGCAGCAGCACCCAAAATCTTGCCAGCGTGTCGGCGAAGAAACCCAGGCTTCTTCTTGCCAGCATTCGGATCAGACTTGACCCAGTACGCGCGGCGAGCAGAGCCCTTCTTGCCCTTGACAGTCTTGATGACTTTCTTCAGCCCTGCCCTTGCCATAGATCACCTCTTAGTGACCAGCAGCAATCATTCGCCGGGTGGTGCCCGCAGACTTGAGGCGATTGTGCGCGGCTCGATCCAATCGAGCCGTAATCGGAGCAGTCATCCTGGAAACTGCGAAATGCGCAAGCCCTGCCATGTTGCGACCAGTGAGCGATCCCTCATGCTGGCGAGCCTGCGAAGCGCCATGCCCAATAGCAGCCATCACGCCAGAGAGCTTCTCACGTCGAGAGATAGGAGGTTGGCCGGCAGCGCTGCGCATCTGCAAAGCCTCCTTGTAAGCCCCAATGCCAGACCGCACGCCGTGGGCGACAGAGCTTGCGCGGTGCGCACCGTACGCAAGGCCGGCCAGCGTTGCCACAGCACCGGCCACCTTCAGCGCAGTGCTGTGGCGGCGAGCGAACCCGCCCACAGCCTTCTTGGCCTTGCCAGCAGCACCCTGGGCCTTCACCCAGTACGAGCGCTTGACAGTGCCCTTCTTGCCCTTGACCGTCTTGACCACCTTCTTGAGACCAGATCGAGCCATAACTCACCTCGCTGATTTATGTACCACGTCGGATATTCTGACCCAATACGGGGGTCAAAACCGCCCGGTCATTTGGTCGCAGGGGCGGGAAACGGATTTTCTTTCCCTGCTTTTCTGTCTGGATCCTATCATCCTTGGGGACAATAAACACCCCACCGGGATCAGAAATAATCCCGTGCATGGCGAACGAGTCCGGGGCCACCTTGTTGTCGAGCGGCTTGCCCTGGTCGTTGATCCGCTCTGTCCAGCGCTGACGCAGCCCATGCCTGGGCCCGAGCTCGCGCATCATCGAGTACCGCGCCTGGTTGTACCCGATCTGCGTCTCTGTGCGAGCAATGCGCTCTGCGCGGTACAGCTCCCCCATCAACGCGCCGTCTGCAGCAGCCAGGAGATCGAGGATGCGCACCTCCTTGCCCCTAGACTTCCTCAGGCGCACTGCACGCCCTACAGCGGCCTCTGTGGCACGCTCCATGCGGCTGATCGCGCGCGCCCTCTGTGCGGCGTGCTGCTCTGTCGACGGGAGCGCGTAGCGCCTCGAACCCTCAGGGCCAATGCCCTCGCGGATGCCCAGCCTGAAAAGCTCCTGGCGCATGTCCTCAAAACCTGCGCGGCGGGCCTCCATGACACCGCTCTCAACCGCCTCAGCAAAGCTGGTGCGCACATCGCGGAAAGAGCTATACGCCTGGATGATGCGGCGTACGTCCTGCTGCTCCGCAACCTCCATTGCGCGCTCCATGAAGCTGTATGAAGCGTTGGCCGAGTGCGACTGGATGAGCTCTCGGTACCGGGCGATCACTGCTCGAGTAGGAGCCGCAATCGAAGCGGTCATTTGGTCGCTTGGATGGATGCCTGCTGCGCCAACCGCTGGTACTCGCGCTTGATCTTCCATCCGAACCATGTAGCACAGTAGTGCCGCAGCACTGCAAATGCAAAGTAGGTCAGTAGCTTGAGCGGCACGCTGAACGAGTATCCCCCGTAGGGATTCTTCACTTCCAGGTGTGCCATTCCCAGGCGCGTCGACACCTCGATGCGGTCGTCTCCCTGAACAAACACGTCCCGCATCTCTTTCATCGCAGCACCTTCAGCAGCGCGCGCTCACGCGCAGTCTTGGGCTTGTACTTCTGCACATGCACCCTCGCCCCCATTTCCTCCTCCGGCCCGTAGTTCAGCCAGAGGCGCTCAACACGCTTAGCGCGGTCGACGAGTTGGGAGTTGCTGGCAGAGACAGGCACCTCGATGTCGATCGTACGCCATCCCTTGTACAGCTCCTCGTAGAGCGGGCTGTTGTACCCAGAGATGCAAATCTTCGCGCCATCCATCGACGCCTCGTTATGCGCAGCAGCAAGATCCCTGTGCTGTTCGTCAGTCATCTCGCATGTGTACACATTCTTGTCGATGCGGGAGCTGGTCACATACGGAGGGTCTGAGTAGAAGAAAACACCAGGGCGCGCGTACTGCCGTACAAACGCAGCGGCGTCTTGGTGCTCAATTGCAACGCCCTTGATGCGCGAAACAAACTCAGAGAGCCCCGCAACCTTGTTGCGCACAAGCTTGTGGCTATCGGAATCAGGAGACAGGCACCGCCATCCCGTAGTGTTGTAGTTGCCAGAGAAAGACTGCGTAGAGATCACAAAGAACCTACGCGCATCCTCCAGCGGATCTTGAGAAGGCTCACGGCAGTTGAGAAATTCCTGTCGCGCAAACGGAGACAGCTCGCACTTCTCAATCAGCTGTTGATGGTTGTCACGCAGCTGAGTGAAGAAGTTGATCAGCCGATCTTCCAAATCGTTGACTACACAACTGCGCCAATTGCTGCGCGGGATTTGAAAGAACATCCCGCCGCCACCGAAAAACGGCTCGGCGTAGAGCGTAGTGGCTACGAAATGCATGTAGATCAGGTTCGCCATTGCGCCCTTTCCACCGTACCGGATAATAGGTGTGTCGCTCATGCGCGGGGTGTCTTGCTCTTACGTGCAGCACCCTTCACAGAAGGACGAGCTGCAGCGGGCTTGATCTTGCCCAGGTCGATCAAAGTTGCGCGCACACTGCCGCGCGCCAACTGTCCTGTGTGGATGTTGCGCCCCTGCGCATCGTAGTCAGCGGGGTTCACACCCTCCATCTTCGGGGCGCCCTTAGCCTTCTTCCCCCCTGTCTTTCCAGGGGTTTTCCCGCCAGGAGCACCCGTTACCTCAACCTTGGGCTTCTTCCCGGTTCCCTTGCCCTCGTCAGGGCGACCAGGCCCCTTCGGCTTGTACGTAGTCTGGTTGCGCTGCTGCTCCTTCGCAGCAGCCTTCACAGACTGCTTGAGCTGCATTTCCTTCTTGCGCAGCTCCATGTACTCGGGGGAAGACATCATGGCAATTTTGGCCTGTTGCCGAGCCAACATCTGCTGCCGAACGCCCTCTGGGGAGTTCCTGTGCGCCCGCTCTTTGGCAGCAGCTTCTTCCTTCGCTGCACGGGCAGCTCGTTCCTTGTCCCGCGCAGCCTTCTCTGCCTCTTTGTCCTGCTTGCGTTGAGCCTCGCGCTTTTCGCGTTCCGCTTCCTTCTGCTGGCGTTGTGCAGCTCTCCGCTCTTCGCCGGCCTTGCGCGCTTCCGCATTAGCTGCTGCAGCTGCTGCAGCTTTCTCCTGCGCGACCTTCATCTTCGCGTGATTGCGCGTGCGTTCCCGCTCGACCTCAGCCTCTTGTGCCTTGGCTTTGATGGTCTCGGCATTCGGGCCGCCAAACATGTGCGCATTGTCTGCAACATGGCGCAGCTGTGCAGATGTCAGGTGGTGATGTTCACCACGCTCGACCATCTTGGTGAGCTCAAAAGTCTGCTGCTCATGCGCGGTCTTCTGCGCATGACGCTGAAGAATGCCGTGACCAAGGTTGTAAAGCGCCATCATGGCGTAGTCGCCACGACGCGCAGCCATCGACATCGAGTCGCGCATGTAGCGTGCACCCACATGGAAGGCAGTAGCCTTGAGCTGCGTCTTGCCAATCAGCTCAGATTCGCGCCGCGCAGCCTCCTTGAAAGTGCCGCCGTGCTCTTTTCGCTTATCCCAAACAGACCTAGCATGGCCTGCAGCTGAGAAAAGCAAACCGATTGGGTTGAAGCCTTCCATGCGACCAGCCTATCAGAATCGAGTACCCCCGACCACCACGCGGTTGGTCGGGTTGGGCGAGCGATCAAACGAGACATACACCCAGTCAGGATGCTTCGCCGCAGCGCGCTCCATCTCCGGCGTGTGCGTCTGGCATGCGTAAACAACAGACCACTTGACCAGCCACTTGCCGTCTCGCGCCTTGTGCATCAGTGGAGCGAGCTCACCCTTGTAGTACTTCACCACAAGCTCAGGCCGCTGTGTCAGTGCGTCCTGCAGGCCGACCCAAGACGTTGCGCGCACCATCGCGTGCTTGCCGCAAGAGCACTTGGCTCCACCGAACGCGGTAGCTACATGCAGCTTCTCGACATCATCCGTAGTCAGCATCACTTCACCTTCTTGGCCTTCTTGTCCTGGTGGCGCTCTTTCCATTCCAACGTAAATGCGAGCATCTTCGCTGGGTTGAGCACGCGGTACACTTCCACCTTGCTGGCCATATCAATAGCACAGTCAAGGAGTTTTGCGTTGTACGCCGCTTCCAAAAACTTCGTGCTCTGAATATTTGCCCAATCGAGCAACTGCGCACGTTCCATCCATCCCTGCTCAGCAGGTGCATTCTGGATGTGGCGATGGTAGATGCCATGCGCGAGCGTGCGGTCAGACGCAACAGGGGGCCCCATGTAGATATGAGGAGTCGGCTCGTACACGTTGCGCGGAGCTTCTCGTGTACGCTGCCAGACCAACTGCCCGCGTAGAATCAACCGCGTCGTAGACATACATCACTCCTGAGGAGGCAATTCGGGCTCCTCATCCGTAGCAGTATTCGCAGGGCGCTCCTCCATATCCTGCACAGGCTGCTGCGCATTCATGGGGTTTGGAGCAGCAGACCCCATCATCTCCGCGGAGCCCCCTTCCTGCTGGGCAACAACCTTGTCGATCATCGCCTTGGATGTGGGCAGCTCTGCAGCCAGGAACAGATCGGGGTTGGTGGCCTTGTACTGCGGCAGCGTCATGTCACCACCAGGGAGCGGACCCAACCCGATTGACATGCGGTACTCGTTGATCGTGATGAGTCCCTGCATGACAGCGGCATCAGACGGCTTCTGCGGAGGCATCGGCTCGGGAATTTCCTCTTCGCCTTCGCCGGCCTCTGCTTCTGCAGCCTCAGTCTCCTTCTTCTCCCGCTCGAGCTCCTTGCGGATGTGCTGCGGGTCGAGCCCCATGTAGCTCGCAAAGAAGTCGATGCAGTCCTTCTTGGAAAGCACCTCGCTGTCCTTGGCAGTTGTCGACAAGCGAATGGCAGTCTCGATGTCGTTGAGCGTCGGCGAGAAGTACCGCCCCCAGAGCAGCTTCAGGTGAGTCCCACGGCCAGGATGGCGCGGCACTTCGATGGGCTCACCACCTTCCTGGTAGTCGATCCTATTCGGCAGGTTGACGTTCTCAAAGTACGGCATGCCTGTCACAGGATCGGTTTTGGGCTCCCGCAGCTTGCGTACCGCGCGCAAGAGCTTCTGCATCAAGCGGACGATGGCCTGTCCATACTGCACACGCAGCATGTCGGCCTTCTCCAACATTGCAGAAAACGTGCGCTCGATTTCCGTAGCCGTCTTGTCTCCCTGGTTGTTCAGCATGGCAGACTCAGGGACGCATTGCGCCAAACGATAGGCGCGCTCCTCGAGCTCCTTGGCCATGTCCATCGCGCTGCGTAGAGACTGCCCCCCCAGCTCCAGATACGACGCGCTCGACCCAGCACCCATGATGAGCGCGTTGTCCGTACCCTTGCGGATCACTGGAGGTACACCCTCGGGATCGGGGGTGGTGATCGACAGCGTAGGATCGCTGTTGGAGATCGTTCCGTAGTGCGCCTGCGCAATCAGCGCGTCCACCGCAGTCGACAGCCCGTACACACCGAGACAGTCCGGGTCGCCGTCGACACCTTCCCCGTTGGGGATGTTTGCTACATAGACAAAGGGAACAAACCCCATCCCGTGAGGCCTGCGCTTTCGGGGCAGCTTGTGCCACTCAGGCTCCTTGTCTGTGCAAGGAACGTCCTCCCAAACGGTGTCGACAGATCGCGTAACAACGCGGCGGTACCAGTACCACTTGCGAGAATGAGAGCGGCTGTAGTCCTCGAGCTCCTCATCATCCTCCCCTCCCTGTGGATCCTCCGAGCGCATGTGCTTCGGAGCATCAGTGACGTTCTTCTGGTACTTGTACTGGATCTGAATGTACTTCAGCTCGCGCTGATCGTGATCCATGTACTCGACAGTGCAGTACCTGGGATCGACAACCTCGATGACGATGTTGCCGTCAACGATCTTGAATCCGATCGCCACCGCTCCCATCGCGCCACCCAGGTTGCGCGCGTGCACCATCTTTCCCCAGAAGCCCGTCTCATCGACGACAGCCTTGAGAAAATCCTCTGTGTCAGGGTCAGCAGGCACGCTGATCTGAGGAGACCTGCCCGTCGAAAACAGCAGGCCTGTGAAGCGGTTGATGATGGTGCGTACCAGGCCAACAGGCGCTGTAGGAATTCGCTGATCAAGTGGGGTAGATGCCCCCTCTTCTGTGAATCCCTGGGGCAGCTGATTGGGCCTGTTGATCTGAGAAATCGACAGAGCCCGATCCCCGTTCCACTTCCATTGCCGCTTGGCGTATTCTTCTACACGCCAGAACGAATAGAAGAACTCCAAACGAGCCAGGCGCTCGTCAGGCGTTTCAGCTTCGTCCTTGACGAATTCCTCCTTGGGACCGTGCTGAACGGGCCCGTTGATTGCGTCCCAGGTATCACGCGAGCCGTAGCCCGACAGGGGGTGTGTCGCCATTGTGGTGTCCCCATCCTACCCTAGCGAGGCCGCAAGTGCAGCCGACCCACGCGAATCTTGCTCTTCTTGGCAGGCTCGATGCGCATACCTTCTCGGCAGATCCACATCGCCATCAGCCCGTCAGGCGTGTGCTTACCGCGCTGGTAAGAGCGCATAGCATCCAAGAGCCAACGCATAGCAGGTTCGCACCCCTCGGGAGTCCCGTCAGACGATGGAAAGATCCACTGATCTGAGGCAATCTCGTTGGCGAGCGACTCAACTCCGTAGGTAGGATCATGCTTCTTTTTGCCGGTAGTCTCGAAACCAACAACGGGGATCTTGTTGTTCTGCGCCGACAGAATATCCAGCAGAAACTGCTGCGCTCCGTTGTTTTCTACGAGTACCGTACCCCCGAACGCATTGTACTGGTCCGCAATGTTGTCCGCGATTTCCTTCGCTGTCCACACTCCGTATTTCACCGAAATCACCTGGCGGCGCTTGTCGGGGTGTAGGATTGCGGTGACGATCACCGTGGGGTCGCTCCCCTTCGACTGCCGCACACCAAGGTCAACCCCCGTGTAGACCAGCCCAGAAGGAAATGCTGCGGGCAACGTGGACATGAGCGACTTGCCTTCGCCGGCAGCGCAGCATCCAGAGATCCAGTCTTCCTTGAAGAGTGCCGTTGCCTCGTCGCGGGCCTCGCACATGTAAATCTGCGAGAAGCGCAGCGGGCCCTGATCGATCCTGATCTGGTCGACCACATGCTGTGGAAAACGCCCAGGCAGCAGGGGCTCACCGTCTGCGTTGACGACAGGGAATTTCCTGGCCACGTACCCAGGCTTGCGCGAGAGCTTGTGCAAGATGTCGTCGTCAGCCCAGACGTTCCCGATGGCGCCAATCCGACCCCCTGTAGGGTTGAGGCGGGACAGGGCACTGCGCTCAATCCACGTCATAGCCTGAGCCTTTGCATGCGGGGTGCTGACGCTATCGGGTCCGTCAACGTCATCCAGGATAATCTCATCGGCGCGCATGCCCATGATGCTCCCATGGAGACCCACGGCGACAACAGAGGGTGTTTTGCGAATGACCGGGCGATGCACCTCGAAACTGTGCTCCGACCACTTCCTTCCAGGCTTGAGATGTGGGAAAACCTCATGTAGTTCAGGAGAATCTTCAATATACCTCTTGAGCGCGCCGATGATGCGCGTAGCAGCTTCTCGCGTGTTGGAGACGATCAACACGGTCTTGTTGACATCGTTGCCCAGCAACCAGAGCGTGCGCCCAATGCTGATCTGGTTGGTGTTGTGCGAAAGCACCCCGCCGCTCACGTAGCAGTGGCAGTCGTCATGGACAGGCAGCGCATACGTCTGCCTGGGGGTAGGGTCTTTCCAGATGTTGTGCACCGCCACAAAGCGCACAGCAGCTTGCTCAGGCGCAGGCTTCCTACCTGGCCAGATGCGCTCGAGCGTTGCCTGGTCGTTGATGGCCACAAACACGTCCTCAGGGTGCCGCGGCACGATCTTGCGCACAGACACAGCTCGCCGCGCGCGCCACAGTGGCTGAGCTACCAGCCTGCCAGTGCTCCTGCAGGACGAGATGCAGATGTCGAGCCCAGCCTCCATGGCAAGCTTACGCAGCTGCCGCACAATAACGTGAGCAGATACCACAGAAGCAACACGCATTGCGTGAGCCTGATTCTGCTTCACACCTTTATGAAACAGGGTCTTGTTTCCGCAGAACAACCCGCGGAAAAACAACCTGATCATCTCTGGGGTGCTGGCTCGTACCTTCGCTGGAACGCGCGTGCGCCCGTCTGCAAATACACCCAGCTTGCGCGAAAGCGTCAGTGGGGAATGCTTGTAGTTGGGATTCTTGTTGTCTGGGGAAATGATCATCAACCCGTTGATGATCTGCTTCCGCAGACCGAACTTTTCGCAGTTGTCCGCAACCTCTGCCCACTCTGTCTCCTCTGGGGCGTAGCGAATCACACTCCCCCGTGGGACATTTTGCTTGATGAGTGCGTTGTGGAACGTGGACAGCGGATTGTCCCTGCGCAGCGTTTCCGCCATCTCCTCAGGGGGCTGCGCGGTCATCAGGAAGCCCGCCATCCAGGCCTCATGCGGCAGCAAGTCCTGCACGGTCTTGTGGGGCGTAGGATCGTTGGCAAGCACCATCAAGCGCTGCCCGACCTGCAGCACCCCCAGCGGCGTCCATCCCTGGTTCTCGACGTAGACGGGGTGGTTGGCGGTCGCGCGCAGCTTCATCCCGTTGGCGAGGTCTACGGTGTAGACGATGGCCTTCTCATCGAGCTGAACGGGACCAGCTTCCACGACCTTGTAGGACAGCTGCGATGGGTCGAAAGTGAGAATGTGTGTTCTCTCTTTGATATCCATGAGCCGCACTTCCTTGCCGCTGGCCAAGAGGATGCGCTCAGTACCTGTCTGGCAGTTGTGTGTGACGCGGTAATAGCGCGTCACCAAAAACGAGTGATCGGGGGAGTCTACTTCGATGCACTTGAGCTCAACGGGTTCGATTTCTCGAACACTGAGCACTCGTACATGGGTCTTTTCATAGTCGGGCATCCCAGACGCATCGTCGAAGAAATACCCCATGCGTCGCAAGGCTTCGTCAGGGCTGATAGGCTCTGGGGCATCTAGTACATGTCGGCACAGTGGAACCTGATCAGTTCCCGGTACCAGATCCTTAGTCGACTTGACGGTGCCCTTTTGTACAATCCACTGGTGATTTCCCCCTGCTACCAGCTTCTGCCCATCGTCAAACTCGATCTCAAACGTCTGCTCGTCAAAGTGGTGGGGGGTCTCGCCAATGACGTTGCAGACATTCCCAAATCTGTCGAACACCTGGTCGCCAACGTGGAGCTCCTGCAGGAGCTTCCATCCTGCAGGAGTAGGCACCTCTGTGTCGAGCGGGAGGGCCTTCCCGAGCCCTGGATGCGTCCAAACGATGACGCGGTTGTGGTCCTGGAAAATCTGCTGAATATCCTCGTGAGGCTGCTCCTGAGTGATGGCCGACCCATCGTTCTCATTCCGCAACACGTACTCACAAAAGAAACTGGGGTTCTCCCTGGCCAGCTCGATGCGTCCAGCGCGAACCTTGTTGATGATTTCCGCTGCCTTCTGCGGATCCGTGGCGATCAGCTTCTTGAGCAGATCCTTCTGGCTGAGTTTTCCAGGAGCTGTCATGCGCTAGGAGTAGCACACAGGAAACCCCTGGATCAATCGGTGTCCGAATCTTCTGCCTCGATCTCAGCCATCAGCTCGTCGCTGACGATCTTGGTGGGCTCGAGCCCACGCAGCTTGTCCAGGTAGTCGACCGCGCCCTCAAGCAGCTCAAGCCCCTTGGCAGGATCTGCGGTGATGGTCTCTGCAGTCGCTGGCGCACGCAGCGGAGTCTTCTGCCTGGTGCGCTCCAGCTTCACCGCTGCGTTGGCCAGGTCGATCGCCTTGGTGCCAGTACGCGCGAGCAGTCGCAGCGCAGTCTTCTTGTCTGCCACAGACAGCTGATCCCACTGCCTGTGCAAGTCCTGGGCGAATCGTTGCTCCAGCGACGCCGCAAACCCAGCAGCACTCACCTGCTGAGACGCGGCGAATCGCATCATATCTAGCGTGGAGTCCTCCATCGCCAGGGCCTTGTTCACGCGCTCTCTCCCCTTGAGCGCACGATCGGCCTCAACACGCCGCTCAGCCTCAACGCGGGCGTTGTAATCCTCTTGCCACTGCACCAGCTCCTGCGCGGGTTTGGCAGGCTTGATCTCGTCGCTCATGTTCTGAGCGTAGCACAGTTGCTGTGAAAGCTATCAGATCAACGCCTGTTTCCTAGTATCCGCAAGTCTGGATCAGCGGGAAAGCCCTGAAAACATGGCAGATCAAGAAATCGTATGGGCGATGTCGATTTCTCTGCAGGAAGATAGAGAATGGGAAATTTTTATGATATGATTGTAGGCGTTAGCGTACAGAGGGAATATAGTAGGTTGCTGCGCGTGGTTGAGACGCGCGCGTCTCAACCACTTGCTCAGTGCAGGATAGCACATGTAAATCCCGACCAGGGTAAAATCGAGTGCAAATCCTGAGCGGAAACCCCCAGATAGGGAAATTTAGGTTATGCGCTAGTGAGTGGGTACCCACCCATCCTCCAACCTGGCGAAAATAACCCCCCTACCCCCCTGAAATAAATAAATACGGCGAAAAATCGAGAGTCGAAAAATCGAAGGATGGCACGGGTGGTGCATTACCAACCACCGCAAATCCCACGGGACAATGCGCCCCGATATGCGCCAAACCTCCGATACCCGCACACACCCGTTAGACGCGCCGCAGGCGCGTGCCCGGGGGGTCTTAGGGGGGCGGGAGCCCCCCTAAAATGCCTTGGAATAGGGCCTATGCGCCACCCCAGCACCCCATACTACCGGCCCGTAGTGTGCCCATCGTGGGCTCTTCCCGCTAGACTGGAGAATAGGTAGAACGGAGGATAGGCCTGGCTGCGGGGTGCTACGGTCTGTCGAGTCCTATGCACCCTCCGTCCACCCTACACCCGAGGATGGCCCCCTAGCCTCACACCCTATCGTCAAGCCCCTTGCCTATCACTCATGGTCAACCCCTTGACGATCATGGGAGATAGACAAGCGGCTGACCATAGCACCCTCACGGTCAAGCCCCTTGCCTACCACCCCCGATAGGCAACCGCTTGACGGTATCCAGTATGCTAGAGGGTGTCCAGTATCCTAGATGCTACCGGGGCGCACCCTCCAAGGGTGGTGTCGCCCCGTCCAGTCTGGCACCGGGGCGAGGCTAGGGCCTGCTAGGCGCCTAGCAGGCCTCGGAAGGCCCGCCGCGGAGGGCGGACGGGTGAGAGACCCT